GCCGAACCAACCGACATAGAGGCGGTTATTGGTAGAAGTTACCCACTCGCAGAATGATTCCCACGATGAGGTTGTTTGTTGTTGTCTTGAAAGTGTTGACATTTGAAAAAAGGGTTAGATAAGAGTGCAGGGAAACACTGATAAATTATTCCAACTCTACCCTCGCGAGTTGGTATGAAAGACTATTGTTTAGACACGCTGTTTAGTCTTGGTAAGGCGTGTAAAGAAGCGTTAAGAATTGTGTTGGATCCTTAACTTGCTAACCTATTTAGTATAGCAGAGAGGGGTTGGTTTGACAACCCCTAAAAGATGAGCATTTATGCCCATATAAATTTGTCGTGGTAATCCCAAGCATAAACCTCGCGATTACCTTTGATCCCCCATCCCAACCAGTAGTAGGCAGGAACCATGTACTGTGAGATGGACTGACCACGACCTTCAAACTCGGGAAGGACACGTTGGAAGATTGGTTCATTAATCATCCAACGAGTTTGACCCTCGAGTGAAGATGGATCACATGAGAATCTTCCACAGAAGTTTCCAAGACCCTTGTAGCGACCGATAGAAGTCCACTGAATCAAACCATACCCACCAACCTTACATTCGGTATAGGAGACACGAGCGCCACCTTCGCAGATGTTAGGAATAAACTTACTCTCCTGCTTGATGTTTCCCATCAGCGTAGCAAGAGCATTACGATCAGTAATTTTTGTTCGTGCCTGAAGTTCCTCTAGAACATATTGTTCTTCAGGTGTACAGTCAGGGCACTGCCATGTAAGAGGTGCTACTTCAATAGCAACAGGTTCTGGTGGCGCTTTTGGAGGTGCCATCATGAAGGGTGCTGCTATAGCAGCAGATAGTGCTAGTGTTGTAAGATTCATTTTTCTCATCTGTACCTCATTATAATAGCATATAAAAAAAGGGGCGTCAACTGGATTGTGCCAGTTACCCCTTTGTCTAAGCGACGACGATATGCTTTTATTTAGTCTCGTTTAAGTTTAATTACAATTTGGTCGTTCTCATAGTCTGCTTTGAATTCCAATGGTTTGTCTGCTGGCCAACAGAGTTCCTCATAAAGAGCATTGAGTGTTTCCATGTCCTGATAAAGGTCTGTTGGCATTTCATTCATTGGAAAGAAAGTATTTAGATTGGATTATATGCTGGAGTTTGTAGTGGTTGTAACATTCCACCATCTGGTGGTCCGTCATCATCATCTTCAGTCTCCACTAATAGTAGCATGAAAAAGAATGGTGTCAATAAGAAGATGACTGTTTGTGCCCATTCTAAGTTCATGATTTACCTACTACTGCTCCAATAGGAATTAACATCAGCAATGCTGCTACTACAAATCCCATCACCAGATACCTGGAATGATTTGTCCTGTCGATGCATAAGCACCCATTGCTGCAATGACTCCGATCATTGCTGCCCAACCATTAATGCGTTCTGCGTTTTCGTTCATTAGTTTTCTCCGAGTGTAAGATAGAATTGAGTTTGGTCTGATGGTGAGTTCTCATAGATGGAACTATCACCATATTCTTTGTGGTCTTTGTATCCAACCATACGACCTTTCGTATTTTGGATCGCTCCCATCATAGCAATGATTAGGAAAATTGCAGGTGGTCCAATGATAAGGGCACCTCCAATCACATAATAAGTCAGTAGTTCAATCATCAGAATCCGAACGCTCCAAAGAAAAATACGCTACCACTGAAAGCATAAGACACAACAGCAGCAACAAATCCAACCATAGCAGTGCGTCCATTTAGTTTCTCTGCTTTCTCTGCATATGTCTCATATCCATAACGCTGTGCGTCAGTCTCAGAGATATACATCCTAGGTTCTGTAGCGTACATGTTTGTGCGTCCGCCGTCTTCAGTTACTACGGTCATCGGTTTTTGTTATGAAACTTTACATAGTATATAGGTAATGTAACGTTTTGTCAAGCGTTTTGAAATATTAAGATTTCAAATGACATAAAAAAAGGACCCCTAATGGGTCCTCGATGTGGTCTAACATGCACGCCACCAATTTTTTTAGGGGTTATGAAAATTGGAAACCTCTTGTCTATGAGCGACTGTCATCCAGTCAAAAAACCATCTAGTTTAAAGTCTATTGGCAAAGACTAGGAGAATGTAATCACGTCATCTCCTTGACTCAACCCCCCAAGTCCAACAGGTTGTGCTGCTTGAATATTATAGTCAGGATCATAATTTTCCATTACCCTATCAATTCCATCAAGACTAAATGAAAATTTAGACTCTTCAGGAAGTTGACGTTCAATAGATTTCATTCCCTGGTAGTGTCGCCAGATTTCCATCTGAAGACCAGGATCAATGTCGTTTTCCATAGCGTCTTTGACGCATTCTTCTAGTGCTTTAATTGCTTTTTGATAGGAACTCATGGTTTTACTCTGTCGCGAACGTAACATGGGACACCTGCAGGGTCTAACCATTTGGTGTATTCAAAGTCTTCCATAGCAAGACTGATTTGCATACCATTGTCACAGAGATACATGTCTTTGTAACGCTTGGTCCACTCATCAAACTTTTGGATTCGGTAGTCAGGGAACCCGTTGTCGAGATCCCCAACAGAGACATACCGATATGGTGAGCGTTCAAGAAGAACTTTAGGAAGATTTTTCACGGGATTCATAATAAAATAGGTCTGATTCAAGTTTAGCAAGGAGGATATCATAATCCTCATCTACATCACCATAGAAATCAACTCCTTTCTCCTCATAGTGTTTTACAACTTGATTATAAATGATAGGATACTCGGTGTCAAGAACTACATGACGATCAATTGCCTCATAAAGAATGTTAATATGAGGTGAAAAGCGTTGTGCTGTAGTCATATACTTTCCTCTTAATGGACCGTATGCCCTATAAGGGCAACGGGTCAGGCAGGAATCGAACCTGCGACCAACGCATTAGAAGTGCGATGCTCTATCCGCTGAGCTACTGACCCAAGCGGTAGTCTTTTGATTCTCAGGTTCTTCCTCCTCAAGTTCAGCAAACTTATGCAATTGATCAATAAACAGATCAATCATTGCATTTTGTGCGTCTTCCGATTCATAGAAATCCATGTTCATGGGAGAACTCATTTGACTACCCCGTAATTATAGCAGACGACTCAGCGAGCGTCAACCATCCTCTGTGCCAGTTTTGAAATAGTCTTTACGCATGTACCGACCAAGGATGTTTGAGTTGTAAAATGCTGGTGTGCCATCTTCAAATGCCTCCGTAAGTACATTATTGAGAAATAATTGTCGGGTCTCTTCAAAGTTTGTGAGTCCCTTGGTGTTATGTAGGCTGATTATATCCCGCCGATAGGCAAGATTCCCGAGCCTCTTCCGTTCTTCAGATAATTCAGCACTGCTTCCGTAGTATCTTTTCCAGTCACTCTCAGATTTAACTCGCCTACCTCCATTTCTAGGCTTTCGTAATTGGTTAAAATACTTTCGTCCGATGTATCTCTTACCAGTGAGCACATTTGTAATACAATAGACAAACCCATAATGATTGTCAATGTCCTTAGATAGAAAAGGTTGTCCTTCAAAAATCCAGGGGTTTTCATATTCTTTTTCATCAATCAGGTTCTCCGTCGTCATCGTATGTGTGTACTCGTCTCACATTCTCACTATCTAGGTAGGATTCTGTATCGGAGTAAACTTCTGCCTTGAGTTCGTGTAGAACAATCTCCAGATCGTTAATCAGAACTTTTAAATGGTTTTTATTCATACTCGATATTCTTGTAAGACTTTTAGAACTTCATTATAAGCATGGTGGGCACCATCATACCACTGACCTGTTTTTCCTTTAACATCTTGCATTTCATATAACTCTGACTTTAGTTTATAAAGACGAGCTTCCATATCAATCTTCAACATTTGCGATCTAGGCATTAGAGTTTCTCTTGTAGTGATGTCCAATCTTTGTCAAACTGTTCTAAACCTTTATCGGTAAGAATATGTTTGTAGAGTTGATAGAACATGGGTAATGGGATTGTACAAATATCAGCACCCACTTTAAAGGCATCTGATACTTGAATAGGTTCTCTAACAGATGCTGCAAGGATTTCAGTTTTGACCTGATGAGTTGCAAATACATCTGCAATTTGTTCAATCAAGAAAATACCATTCCAATGCTGGTCGTATACTCTACCAACAAAAGGTGAAACATATGTTGCTCCTGCTTTTGCAGCAAGGATTGCTTGTGCTGTGCTAAAGATGAGTGTTACATTTACATGCACATCGTCATCTGCTAGTTCTTTACATGCTTTCAGTCCTTCAACTGTGCATGGAACTTTAATAGTAATGTTTGGTCCGATCTCCAGGTACTCTTGTGCCATATCAAGCATCTCTTCGGCAGTATCTCCAACTACTTCAGCAGAAACTGAAGCGTTCCATGGAAAGATTGCTGAGATTTCCTTGATAACGTGCTTAGGATCCTCTCCTGCTTTCAACATTAGACTGGGGTTTGTTGTAACTCCATCTATTAATCCAGTCTCGAATGCAGAAGCAATTAACTCTGGGTCAGAACAGTCCAGAAAAAGTTTCATGACTCTCCTGTATAGGTTGTCAGTATTTATTATAGCAAAAAAGCACCCCTAGGGGTGCTTTGTTACGGAACCAAGATGCAATTACTTAGTGTAAGTTTTACCGCGATAGCAGAAGGTGCCGTGAGACTCCTTGCTTTCTACACAACGTGTAGAATACTCAACACCACGATAGGTAGTGTGAGTGATTTGTGCGTCATGCAGTGCAGATGCTTTGTTGATCTGCTTCTTGATTAAATTAAGTGTGTTCATGAGGTTACTCCTGAAAGTGAGGTGGTTAGACCCCGTTCCTTCAGTCGTTTGCGTCCCAGGGGTAGCAATCAGGTGTTGATTCCTTCATGACCTCAATCAATTCCACCTTATATTCAGGGGGAATATTCTCGTTTGTTCTCATCCGAAGCATAACTGCATCAGCTTGAGCACATGTGAGCGATGAATAGAATAGTATTTCAATCATGGGATGAACGCTCCGTTCCGCGACTTACTTGCGTCCCCGAAGGGATGAACGTAAGATGTGATGAATCCATCACAATACTATTTATAGCATAGATTATTTTATTTGGTAGTTCAGTCTGATACATTTTTATTTTTGTTTAGGTATCGATCACTTTCCAGGTCTGTGATAAGGGTCATACCACTTCTAATAAAGTCTTCACCCTTATCAACACTGTGACGGGTGTTACGTTCTTTAGGGGTTTCTACTGTTTGCCAACTACCACCAACACCACCATCCATATTGACAATAATGTCATCACCTTGTTGCTGTTGCTGTGCTTTTTTCTTTTCCATTAACCAAAGTTCTTCTGCGAAAGGGTTTGCTGGTTGGTCTGCTTTATCTAACAAGTCATCCCAACCGTGTTCTGCTGCATCTAGGATTGACCTATAGCATTCATCACTAGAGGGAGAATCCTGCGAAGGAGTCTGATTTGACATCCTGTTTGATTCCGCCGATGACATAACTCTCAATCTCCGTTTCTTGTGGTGCATTTTGCTGGCCTTTACTATTTAACCAGTGCTCCGTCCAAGGTAACGGATTGTTTTTAGCAGGAATATCAAACATAGGTTTGATACCGATTGCTTTCATACGACGGTTAGCAATCCACTCCACATAATTATGAAGCAGACGCTCATTCAAACCAATCATAGATCCATTCTTGAACAGATACTCTGCCCAAGTTTTTTCTTCGTCCACTGCACGCTGGAACATACTCTGTACCCAACCTTCTTCTTCAGATGCAAGTTTTTGCATCTCAGGATCATCACCCTGCTTCCACTTATTCAAAATATTCTGAGTAAGTACAAGATGCTGAGACTCATCACGAGCAATCAAAGAAAGAATCTTTGCACTACCTTCCATGAGTTTGTTCTCACCAAAGGCAAAAGAACAAGCGAAGGATGTATAGAAACGAATACCCTCTAGGATATTCACATTAGCAACTGCACGATAAAGTTTACGCTTCAGTTCATAACGATCAAAGGTTCCAGCAACATGACCATCTCTTGCAAGATCCCATAGTGTACCACTATCATACTGATGAGCATGATTGATAAAATCATCATATGATTGCGTGACAGAGGATGCACGATCCAAAATCTTTTCATCATCTAAGATAGTATCGAACACCTCTGTAGGATCAGAGTATACATTCTTAATGATGTAAGTATAGGAGCGACTATGGATCATCTCCATAAACTCCCATACAGTCATTGCTGACTCAAGTTCGGGTAGACTGCAATAAGGTATAAAAGCCATCCCAGGACCACGCCCTTGTACGCTATCCAGCATGATTTGGTACTTAAGGTTACTAGTGAAGATGTGCTTCTGCTCTTCCGATAAAGTTTGGTAATCTGCACGATCCTTCTGTAGTGATACTTCCTCTGGTCTCCAAAAATAACCCAGTTGTTGCTGAGTTAGTTTATCAAAGACAGGATATTTGAAATTATCATACCTCTGAACTCCCAGAGGTTGACCAAAAAACATTGGTTGCTTGGTAGTGTCTACTTTACTATTGTTAAATACGGTCATTCCTTGTAGTTCAGATTTTGCAGGACTCACAGTCTTCCTCCTCGGATTCTAGCAGTTCGGTTATTA